GAACCAGAGCCAATACGCCGATCACGCCGGCGTCAACCGCTCCACGGTCACGCGCTGGATCAAAAACGGCCGCATCAGCCTGGAGGCCGATGGCAGCATCGACCCCGAGCGGGCCGACCGGCAGCGTCAGGCCACAGAAAGCCCCATGCCCCACCACCAGGCCAGAAAGGCGCAGATCGACGCGCACAAGGCCGCGCAGGCGGCAGAGGATGCAACAGCAGCGCAACCAGCAACAGCCGGCATCGCCTCGGCCGAAGCGGCGATGATCGACAAGGCCGCCGAGGCCGCCCTCTACATGCGCCGCAAGCGCGAAAAGATGGACCTGGAAATCGACAAGGAGATCAGAGCACTGGTGGATCGATCAGAGGTGGACTATGTACTGACCGACTTCGGCCACACCCTGCGCAGCCTGCTCGAAGGACTGCCAGACCGCCTGGCCGGAGCACTGGCCGCCTGCCGGGGTGACACCAACGCAATCCACAAAGAACTGGACGATGCCGCCAGGCAGTTGCTCAGTGAAATCGCCAGCCACATGGCGCGAAGGTCTGAGGAGAGACTGTGACTAAACATATAGCAAGCATATCCGGCGGCAAAGACAGCACCGCACTGCTGATACTGGCAAAGCTAGAGCGCGGAGTTGATATTCAAGCCGTATTCGCCGACACCGGACACGAACATCCGCAGACATACGAGTATCTCGAATATCTAGACAATATACTCGGCCCCATCCAGACCGTGAGAGCAGACTTCTCGCGCCAGATAATGAACAAGCGCGAGTTTATCAAGCGCAAATGGGCTGAGGATGGTGTGCCACAAAAAAAGATCGAAGACGNCCTGGCCGTACTCTATCCAACCGGCAACCCATTTCTAGACCTCTGTATGTGGAAAGGCCGATTCCCCAGCACCCGCGCCCGCTTCTGCTCGCAGGAACTGAAACATGAGCCGATTCGCGCACTGATTGAACCCTGGTTAGCTGATGGCGAGACAGTAATAAGCTGGCAGGGTGTTCGCGCAGATGAATCACTATCACGCGCTAATCTCGACATCGTAGACGATCCGGAACCTGGGCTGATTACTTATCGGCCTTTGATCAACTGGACGGCACAGGAAGTCTTCGACCTGCACCGCAAACATAACATCAAGTGGAATCCGCTTTACGAGCAAGGCTGTGGTCGTGTTGGCTGTATGCCATGCATCCATGCCCGCAAGGGTGAAATGAAAGAAATCGCCAATCGCTGGCCAGAAGTTATTGAGCGCGTCCACGAATGGGAGCGAAGGGTAAGTTATGCCAGCAAACGAGGATCAAGCACACTTTATGACGTCCACACGATTGAGAAGAACGATGTTGCAAACGTGAACTACCGTACCCACGGCATCCACCAAATCGTTGATTGGGCAAAGACTAGTCATGGCGGCAAGCAGTATGACCTATTCGCCATCAACCCAAGTCCGGAGGAATTGGAGATGTGCAGCAGTATCTATGGCCTTTGTGAAACTGCGGTATGATCAGGAGATCCACCATCCCCATCCCCGCTGCGCGGGATCACCTCTATCAGGTACTCGCCCGCGCCTGCCGGCCTCGGCCGCTCACGCGCCTGTCGGAGTGGTCTGACCGCTACCGCATCCTCACCAGCAAAGGCTCGGGTGAGCCGGGGCAGTGGCGCACCGAGCGCACGCCCTACCTGCGCGAGATCATGGACGAGCTATCGGCCAGCAGCCCGACCCAGCGCATTGTCATGCAGTTTGCCGCCCAGCTTGGCAAGACCGAGGCCGGGCTGAACTGGATCGGCTACGTCATGCAGCACGCCCCGGCGCCCATGCTGGTGGTGCTGCCCACGCTGGAAGTGCGCAAGCGTTGGGTGCGCCAGCGGCTCGACCCACTGCTGAACGAGACCCCGGTGATCCGTGAACTCTTCAACAACCGCAGCAAGCGCGATGCCGGCAACGCCGAAGACCTCAAGGACTTTCCCGGCGGCATGCTGGTGATCGGCGGTGCCAACAGCCCGGCCTCGCTGGCATCCATGCCCATTCGTTATGTGCTCTGCGACGAGGTGGACCGATTCCCCTGGGAAGTGGGCGCCGAGGGCGACCCGCTCGGACTGATCGACGAGCGCACCAAGACATTCCCGCGCCGCAAGGTGCTGCTGGTCAGCACGCCCACGGTCAAGGGACTCAGCCGCATCGAGGGCGAATACGAGCGCAGCGACCAGCGCCAGTATCATGTGCCTTGCCCGCATTGCGGTGAGTTCCAGGTGCTGCGCTGGCGCCATGATGATGGCAACTATGGCCTGATCCATATCAAGTCCACCGGCCGCGTCTTTTACGCATGCCGGGAATGCGGCAGCGAGATCGACGAGCACCACAAGCCGCAGATGCTGGCCCGTGGTCGCTGGGTGCCGCGCTATCCCGAGCGCAGTGTGCGTGGCTACCAACTCAGCGGCCTCTATTCGCCCATCGGCCTGGGCTTTTCCTGGGCAGAGCTTTGGCAGAAATGGAAAGAGAGCCACGTAGATACCGCCAACCTCAAGCGGTTCATCAACACCACACTGGGCGAGACCTGGGAGGAGCAGGGCGAAAGCATCGAAGATATGGCCCTGATCGGGCGACTGGAGACCTACCCAGAAAACCTCCCCTACATGCTGATAAGCGCCGGCGTGGACGTTCAGAAAGACCGACTGGAGGCCAGCATCGTCGCCTGGGGGCAGGGCGAGGAGGCATGGCTGACAGACCACATCATCCTGCCCGGCGATACCGCACGGGGCGAAGTCTGGGAAACCCTGGCCGATGAACTGGCCGCCGCCGGCGTGCAGATAGCGGCCATCGACTCGGGCTACAACACCCAACTCGCCTATGAATTCTGCGAGCGGCAGCGTTGGGCCATCGCCATCAAGGGCATAGCGGGCATGGGCCGGCCCCTGGTGGAAGATGAGCGCAGCCGCGCCCGCCGCCTGCGCAACGCCCGGCGCAAGGGAACCCGCGTCGAGCCGCTCGGCGTGGATCAGGGCAAGGCGCTGATCTACTCGCGCCTGCGACTGCTGCAACCCGGCGCCGGCTATATCCACTTCCCGCGTGAAGCGGCCTTTGACGATGAATACTTCAGCCAGTTAGCGGCCGAGAAGCTCGTCACCAAAGTGCGCGGAACCCGGCCCTTTCAGGAATGGGTGCAAACCCGTCCAAGAAACGAAGCACTCGACTGCCTTGTGTACGCACTGGCAGCAATGCGCCTGGCCGGGGGGGACCTGAGCCGCGCCCCTGATCCCGACAAGCCCAAACCCCGCTGGAGGCACCGATGAGCGACCCCATAGCCGAGTTCCGGCGCGTGCTGCTGCAATCTATCCCGCCGGACATAGACCGCGATGCGCTTGTGGAAGTGCTGGAAGAGGCCGAGAAAGCCATCCGCATTCAGTTCGGCGGGGATCGCTACTACATCCAGAGCGGCCGCGCCCTGCGGGATGCCGCCATCCGCAGGGAGTACCGTGCCGGGGAGCGGGTGCCGTATTTGGCCAGGCGGTATGGACTGAGCCGACGAAGGATCAGCACCATCATCAACGGGTAGGAAGCCTTTTGCCTTAAAAACTTCACCCCACATAGGGTTTGATGGCGGCATGTCTCAAACCATCCCCAGCACCGAGCCGCGATCCGTCACGGCTGGCGACACCCTCAAGTGGACCAAGACCCTGGCAGATTACCCGGCCAGCGCCTGGACGCTTTCTTACCGCCTGATAAACGCCGCAGCCGCCATCGATATCAGTGCCAGCGCGGATGGCGACACCCACAGCATCAGCGTAGCGGCGGCCACGACAGCGGCATGGGCCGATGGGGATTACGCCTGGATCAGCAGCGTCACCGATGGCACCGAGCGATACACCCTGGACCGGGGCGAAATCACCGTCCTGCCAAATCTTGCTGCGGCGTCGGCAACAGACACCCGCACCCAGGCGCAGAAGGCCATCGCTGATCTAAAGGCCGCCATCGCCACCTATACGGCCACTAATGGCCACGTTCACCAATACAGCATCGCCGGCCGCACT